TTAGACATTAACCCAATTATTTCCGCGATCATCCTGATATTTTGCCGTCATTTCCGCCGTCTTATGCCCCAGTAATCGCTGGGCAAAATCACCCTCCTTTTCCTTCGAGTATAGTCTTGCGGAAAGGCTCCGCAACTCATGGAAAGAGGGCGGCCTAGTCCATGAAAGGCCGGAGTCTTTGCGTGCTTTGGTAAACCCCATCGAGATCGTGCTTGGAGAAAGGGCGCTCCGTAAGTGGCTGGCCAGAACGGTTTCGCATTCACCAAAAGCGACCTTGCACCGGGATAGCACTGCATCAAGTTTTAATCCGGCGGAAACCAGCTCGAGATCAACGGGAATGGCCAGTCTCGCGTTCGTTTTCTGCTGTGTGATCCAAACGCGACCATCATGAATATCAGACCATTTTAGGCTGCTGATATCGCTTACTCGCTGACCGGTAACCAATGCCAAATCCATGCTTAACCCAACCCATTCAGCCTGGGAATTTGCGGCATCGCGGATTCGTAGATAATCGTCAAGAGTAAGCCGTTCACGCTGAACCTCTGCTTTAGGGTTGCGCGTAGCATCAACGGGGTTTGTTTGAGTGTGCCCGTCGGCGATCGCCTCTTTGAAAATATCAACGAGAGATGCGCGCAATGATTTAGCACGCATATTCTTGCCCTGCTTAACGTATTCGTTGACGAAATCGGCAATGTCCTTTGTGGTGATCGCGTCGATCTCTATGTCGGCAAAGCCTCGCTCTATGGCCTTAATTCTGTTGCGATAATCTTCAAGGGTTTTCGCCTTCAGGCCACGGCTAGCCACGATTTCGTCGTATCTCAAAAGCCAGGCATGAAAGGTAATGCATGATTTTCCATTTATCCGATCAACCAGTCTTACCGCTGAATCCATCAACTGCAGATTGGCCTCAATAGCCTGGTTTATCGCATCACGCTTTACGCGGCCAAGGCCATATTCTTTACCGGTTCTTGGATCGCGATAGCAATAATATCCACCGTTACGGGCGTATAGGTTTGGTGGCAGGTCGCGCCGCGCGTGGTTTCGATTCCGGGCCATTCTTAATTCTCGTCAGTAGCGTATTCATTGGCGGGCGTTGTGTCTTAAGGTCAATTTTTACCGCCCGTTCATCAAAAAGGTATTCCCGGCCATCCAGTCCCGGGGCCGGGTAGATTTTCCCGGCGCGGATCCAGCGGCGAACGGTTTCATGGCTGCGCAGACGCGGGAGCAGCTTATTCCACTCCCCCAGGGTCAATTTGTTGGACATGGTCTTTCCTCGGTTTCAGCAATTGAGCGATTGCGTCGTCGGTCACACGACACGCCCGGGTGATACCCGCCGGCACCGTTCGGGATGATCTCTTGAATGGTGCTCCCGTCCTGCTGCCTACCGGGCGTAGGATTGAGGCGCCATTGTCGAAACGCTCCTCGATGATTTCTACGCCCCAGTTAATGCCCTGAGGCCCGAATACTTTGGTGGCCTGCATCACCATGTAGGTGCCGTTGATCGATGTGCCGCCGCCGTTATTGCTGAATGCCTTGGTAAACTTGGCGTCGGTTTTACAAACGCGGTTCCAAATACCGAGGTTGTCGCCATCCTCTGCCGATTGCTCAGCGATAACTTGCTCAACCTGCGCGGCGCGCTGCTGGAAAACCGGCAGGAATACCAGCGTCCCGGCGATGGTCAGCTATGCGCATGCAGTGCGAGAGAAAGCTGTTCTCCGCTATGCGCTGGAGAAACTTTACGCCTGCGTTGAGCTGGTGGGCGCCAACAACGGCATGGACGCGGCGAACAAGCTGGCCAGCGTGCAGCAGATGATCACCGCCGTATCCGACCATGCGAGAACCGGCAAACGCGGCGGCCTGCGCGCTGCGGGGGAAGTGATCATCGAGCGAATGGTTGCGCAGGAAGCCTGCGTGAAATCGGAGATTTTCTACGTTGGCGCCCACGACGACAGCGATATGGCGCGCGCCATGGCCAAGGCCACCGAGCTGGCCGAGTCGAATCTGATGATCGACAGCACGCCGGGCGTAACGCTGGCGCACATCGTGGCGGAGTGCCGCAAAGTTAAGCGCCAGCGCGGCACGGTGGGGCTGGTGGCGATCGACTACCTGACCCTGATGAAAGCCGAGGAAGCCGAGCGCCGCGATATTGCGTATGGCGATATCACCACCGGCCTGAAAAATCTGGCCAAAGAATTGGATTGCCCGGTGCTGCTGCTGACCCAACTGAACCGCAAACTCGAAGACCGTGCCGACAAGCGCCCGGTGCCGAGCGACAGTAAGGACACTGGCCAGATCGAGCAGGATTGCGACGTGTGGATCGGCCTGTACCGCGACGCCGTATACAACAAAGGTGCAGACCCGCAGCTGATGGAAGTGATTTTGCGCCTGAACCGCGAGGGCGCCACTGGCACCGCGTATGCGCTTTTGGAAAACGGATATATCCGAGACATAACCGACGAGGAGGCCGCGCGCCGGGCGCAAACCGGGCAAGCGAGAGAGCGGCGTTACGCCGACAAGAACGAAGCGACAAAGAGTTTTTAACCGGCGCCTGACCAGCGCTTGAACGATCAAAACGAGGAAAGACCATGAGCATTATCAACGAAATGATCCGCGATAAGCGGTTTGTGATGGATGACGGCTGCGATCACCTGCCGGCCATCATGGACAGAATCAACCAGGCGGCCCGAGCCCGTTCCCGCGCGCCGTATTGCCCACCTCCGAAACCCCAGCGCGTCGCCCGCCCGGCAGCTGAATCCGGCCCAATCGTCAAAATCGGTGACCGTATCAGCTACGGCCGCCGAGTGATGACCGGTATCTACGAGTTGCAGCGCCTGGGGCGCTCCCCCGAATGCATCGCGCTGATGCTCCGCATGCCCCTCGCTCGGGTGCTGCACATCCTGAAGCCTCTAACGGCCGTACGCTGCGAAATACAGAAAAGCGTGGCAAGTGGGTTGCCTCCACGTGAACAAGACGTCATGCGCCGTTTGGCGGCCGAATCGAGGGCATGCATGGAGGGGCAGTTGATGTTTGTGTACAGCCAATGTCATCAACCTTCATCTCAAATACCCCTGGTTAAATCTTTGGAACTTTAGTAGTGTATCGGTATTATGAACAAAAAAATGTATGTAAGAGGTAAACATGGAAAATGCACTTTTATGGTATGAGGTTAAAAATTTCGGAAGCTTTGGTTCCGAAGGGGGGCTAGTTGATCTCACAACGCATAGTAGAGATACTCACAAAGAGTTATTCAAAGAAGTGGGTGAGCATAAAGTAAACTTAATCACAGCTATTATGGGAGCGAATGGTTCGGGTAAAACTACATTACTTAAACCAATTCCATTTTTGGCTTGGCTGTTTTGGAAGATTCCAGAAAAAATAACAGATGATATGTATTTGAGCGCTAATAGAGGGGTAAGCGACTTCGTTCATATTAATGTGGAATTTATTTATAAAAACAAAACATATAAGTATGAGTTAGTTGCATGCAAATTCTTCATCTTAAAGGAAACGCTCTATACAAAAAACCTGAGAAATCAGTACACATATATTTTTAAACGAGAGGCAATACTCGATAACTTTTACGAAATTGGAGAGGAACTGTTAAAATTAGCTAAAGAAACATCTTCTAAAGGACTGGGAGACTGCTTGAAAAAAATTCGCTATAGCTATAAAGAAAAAAACAATTTGTTTACATTAGGGATACTAGAAGGTGAACGTACGCCATGTAACACTAGCGTGATTTCTTCAGCTCGAAGATTAGGTGATGAGCTTGCGGCTGATATGGCAATGTTTATGGCCTGCAATACGAATGTTGTTTTCAGTGGAAGAAAGTCGCACGGATATCAAGATATTGAGAAAGCATCTAAATACTTTAGTAAAGAAAATGATGTTTTTATTAGAGTTAAGAGAATCCTCAAAAAATGGGATTTGGGGTTGGATGACATTCTTATTGAAGAAGAGATTAATAAAGATGAGTCCGATGAAGAACAGGTTAGATATCATACTTACGGGGTTCATAAATTAAAGGATGGGAAATCTTTCAATCTGCCATTTGTTTTTGAGTCTGCAGGGACTAAAAGTGCATATGTAAGATTGTATGATATATTACTGTCTTTGGATACAGGTGCACATTGCTTTATAGATGAGCTAGGCGATGACCTTCATCCTCATATGATTAAGCCTATACTTGAATTATTTAGTGATAGAGAAAGTAATCCATTAGGCGCACAATTAGTATTTACTTGCCACAAGCCAGAGTTAATTAATTATCTTGGTAAAAATAGAATAATTATTTGTGAAAAGAAATACAATGAAAGCGAATGCTTTAGATTGGATGATTTCTCTTCATCTCAAGCAAGGGTAGATGATAATCTGGCCGCTAAATATTTGGCGGGGGTATTCGGTGGAGTGCCAGATTTATGAGTAAGCCGATTAAAAAACAAAGGGTTGTAAACAACTTCACTAGGCTCGTTATATGTGAAGGAATCTCTGATAAAAAGTTGATGGAAAAAATAAAATCAATTTTCTTAGATCGAAAAGGAAATTTGAAAGTTCAGATTGATGAAGCAGGCGGTGGCGGACCTAAAGGTGCTCTTAATCGTGCAATAAATTTCCAAGGAGATTTTGATGAGAAATACTTGTTTATTGACTCAGATATTCCACTAACTGAGGAGGTTTTAAAAGTAGCGAAGAGGCGTGATATTGAGATTATTCAATCTGTCCCAGTTTGTTTGGAAGGAATGCTTTTAAAAATTAAAGGATTTCCAAAACAAATTAATGATGCAGAGCAAGCAAAACAGGAAATGCAAAAGACATTTGGGTTGCAGCTTGTTGTCACTGAATCCTGGTATAATGATCACATAACAAGGGAAGTCTGTGAGAGTATTATAGCGGATGAAAAGCATTGCGCTAGAGAAGTTATTGCTAAGCTTGTAAGTATATGTATTAGAGGGTAAAACATCGCATTCGAGTAATTTACCGAAGCGTAATAATTTGTTTTGTTTCTAGTACAAAATATAACCCTTTATAAAACTTCATTGGCGGTTTTTACTGTTAGTGTTGCATAAAATAAATAGGGGGTTAATTGATTGATACTGAAGGTTTTATTGGTGCCCTGCCCTACAATGGTAAGGTAGTTGTCACATGTAAGAATGGATCTATAATAGCTGCTCGGATTGTTGAAGATAATGAGCATATAGCATCACTAAATGTGTTGATTTTTTTGGCAAAATCCGCAGGTTATTCAATTGTAAGACCTGATGGAAATGCACTATAATTAACGGGTTGGACTGAACACCCAGCCCGTTCTAATTCTGAGCAACTGCTGCGCCACCGGAGAAAGCCCATGGCGCAGTATTCGTTTGTAAAATCCGCAGGAAATTTGTTAGTGCCGGCCACTCCGGACGAGATCGAATTCCTGAAAACCAAAGTGAAGATCGGCGCCGTCCTGTATGCCGATTTTAGCCAGGCTCGCAACCCGGCATTTCACCGCAAATATTTCTCTTTGCTGAATCTCGGCTTCCAGTATTGGGAACCGACCGGCGGCACCATATCGCCGACCGACAAAGAGCTGATTACCGGTTATGTGAAATTCCTCGCGTATTACGCCGGGAACGAAAGCACGCTGCAGGCAGCCGCCGACGAATGTCTGCAGGATGTGGCAGAAAAGCGCGCCGGAAATATCAGCGCCGCAAAATCGTTCGAGGTATTCCGCGCCTGGGTAGCGATCCAATCCGGCCACTACACCGCATACCAGATGCCGGATGGCAGCGAGCGCAAAGAACCCCGTAGCGTATCGTTCGCCAAAATGGACGATATCGAGTTCGCCCAGCTCTACAAAGCCACTATCGACGTGCTCTGGAATTTCATTCTGTTCCGCTCGTTCCCCAATCAGCAGGCTGCAGAAAACGCCGCCTCCCAACTGCTCAACTACACGGCATAGGGGGAACCATGGCGACCGAAGACGAAAAACAATGGTTATCCGGACATTATCGACAACATGGACAGCGACGAAGCAAGCCGCGTTGTCGGCGAGGCGCTGGGTGTACCGGCCAAGGTTATGCGCTCGTCGGCGGACGTGTCCACGCTGCGCGACCAGCGTGCTAAGGCTCAGCAGCAACAACAGCAACAGGTATTGCTGATGCAGGCCGGCCAGCAGGCGGCAGGCGCGGCGGGACAAAGCGCCGGTGAGGCAATCGGCCAACGATTGGCGGGGTCGCAATGACAAGGAAACTGATAGGCCCGCAGGATTACAAAACCCTGTTTAACGAAATGCGCGGCGGCCCGGAGATTCTCGACGAACTGACCGCGCGTTTCGGGAAAGCAATTTATGTGAAGGGCGGCCATGAGGCTGACCGAGAAACCTGTTACCGGGCCGGACAACGATCCGTGCTCGATTTCATTTTGCTGCAACTTAACAGAGCAGACGGAGTAAACGACGATGTGGAAGCTTAAACACTTATTCATGAACGCAGTGGGCGAAGGTGGGGAAGGTGGCGGCGCTGGTGACGGCGGCAACCCAGGCACCGGCGATGTCGGCAGCACTTCCTTGCTGAGCACTGGCGCGCAGAATCAACCAGGCGGCGATGATTGGGTGCCTGAAAAATTCCGCGTCATGGGCGAGGACGGGAAACTCAATATCGAAGGATCCGCACGCAAGCTGGCCGAGTCCTACACGCACCTGGAAAAACAGCGCGGTACCAGCGCGGTACCGAAAACCGTAGACGAGTATGCTCCTACCGTAGACGTTGAGGGCTTCAAGTGGGATGAGTTCAAGGCCGACCCTGAGATGCAAGGATTCCTCAAGGCTGCGCACGCCAAGGGCATCACCAACGATCAGATGGGCTTTATTCTCGGCAAGTACATGAACCGCGCCCCGGCGCTGGTGGGTGGTGCTGCAGAGCTGGATCAAGAGGCGGCGGCTACCGAGCTGCGCGGAACGTGGAAAACCGATGCGGAATTCCAGAAAAATATCGGGCTTGCGCACCGCGCGTTTATGTCGCTGGCTGACCCCGCCGATCAAGGCAAGATGGACGAGATCGGTAACAACCCGATGGTGATCCGCATGCTGGCGAAAATCGGTGTGGAGATGGGCGAGGATACCCCAGTAGGCAATGGCCAAATCAATCTCGAAGAGCAGCAGATCATCCGAGACCTGATGAAGTCCGAGGCATACACCAATCCTAAGCATGCTGACTATGAACGAGTTACTGCCCAAGTTCGCGCGTTCTACCAAAAAACCTATGGTGAGCAGGCCGTTGCGTGATAATGGTAAGAATCTATTGGCCGGATTTATCCGGCCTTTCTTATAAACCTATTACTGTTTTTTCAAATAAGTATTCTTCAGTAACTTTAGTTCTTTTCCCAGATGTATTTTCTAGTTTTTCCTTCTCCTCATGGAAGTACCACTCTTTATGATATTTACCTAGGTAGGTGCATATTAAACAATCTTCACTGTCAACTATTACTGGATAATACCACTCCTCGCCAGACAAGGTTTTCCCTGGAGGGATATCTTTTTCAATTATCCATGTGTCACCTATACCAGATAGCTTATCGTAAAGGCCACTTGTATAGCACAGGACCGGTTCTTTTTTGCTCACAACTAACCCCTATTGATTTGGTCGGGATTCCGACCGCACACCTCACACATTATCACCCCAACAGCCCGGCGTGGTAGCCGGATAACTGATATCTCCCGCCAGGCGTACGCGCCACTCGCCTGGTGTATTCAGGGCCGGTACCGTCCTGCGCAAAACCTCGAACACTGGTGCCTACGCTCCTGTGGCGCTGCCAGCGTCTCAGAAGATTGTGGCCGGCGGTATCCGTATCGCGCGCTCGAGTTTCTCGATGGGTCTGGCCGTGAAACTGAACTCGGCAACGAGGATTCGGAAGAAGGAATCCAGGTGTTTGGAGTGGTGATGTATTGCGTGAACGATATGCGGTCTTGCGAGTGGGATGACCTGCCTGTCATATAAAAAACAGGTCAT